CCCGGCGCCAATCATCGCCACGGCATCGCCTGGTGCGCGTGGCTGCTGACCACGGCCACCGGCGGCCAAGCCCTGCAGATCCTGCTGCAGGGACCGCGCGCCACCGTCAGCGTCTGGCAGCTGGTGGTGCTGATCGTGCTGCTGGTGGCCACCTACCGCTCGCGCGGCAACGTCGCCCATCTGTTCGGGAGCCGATGACATGCTCACCCCCACCTTGCTCGCGCAGATCATGCAGTGCCCTCAGCAGCGCGCCCAGCGCTGGGCCGAACCGCTCAATGCCGCCATGATGCGTTTCGGCATCAACACGCCGGTACGTGCAGCCTACTTCCTCGCACAGCTGGGCCACGAAAGCCTGAGCCTGGCCCGCACTGAGGAATCACTCAGCTACAGCCGCGAACGGCTGCTGGAAGTGTTCGGCAAGTACATCACCGGCCCCGAGGCGGCGGCGTTCGTTCACCAACCGGCCAAGCTCGGCAACCGCGTGTATGCCAACCGCAACGGCAACAGCAACGAGCCCAGTGGCGATGGCTACCTGTTCCGCGGCCGTGGCCCGATGCAGCACACCGGCCGTGGGAACTACCGCAGCATGGGTCAGCTGATCGGCCAGCCGTTGGAAGAGCAGCCGGGCCTGCTGATCGAGCCGGAAATCGGCGCCATGGCAGCGGCGGCGTTCTGGCAGGTGAACGGCCTCAACGCCTATGCCGACCAGCGCGACGTACTGGCCGTCAGCCGCATCATCAACCTGGGCAACGCCCGCAGCCGCGCCACGCCCAATGGCATGGCCGACCGCACCGCCCGCACCAACCGCGCCCTGGCGGCGCTGGGGGCGCGCTGATGCTCTACCGCGCCCTTGCATTGGCCGCATTGGTACTGGCCACCGCCGGTCTTTTCAGCTGCCAGCAGGGGCGCGTCAGTCGCGCCACCGCCGCGCTGGACAAGGCCAATCGCGCCCTGGCCACTGCCAACGCCGAGAAGTCCGATCTGGCCGGCAAGCTGGAGCTGGCCCAAGGCACTACCCGCGTCGTGACCGAGTACGTGGACCGCGTACAGCTGGTGCGCGAGCGCGGGCACACCATCACCAAAGAGGTTCCCGTCTATGTCACTGCGTCTGCTGATTCTGCCTGCGCTGTTACTGCTGGCTTCGTGCAGCTCCACGACGCCGCCGCGAGCGGCGACCCCGCCGCCGGCCCTGCCGGCGATCCTGATGCGCCCGCCACCGGCACTCCGCTCTCTGCCGTCGCCGAAACCGTCGCCGGCAACTACGCCATCTGCCACGCCACCGTCGAGCAGGTAGTGGCCCTGCAGGAGCTGGCACGCAAACTGCACGCCGAGCTTGAGCGACAGGCGGGTGGACAGTGAAGAAGCCGCAGCTGCTGCGGCAGCACCTGGTCGCGGCCATCCCCGCGCTGGCCAGCGACCCGGACAAGCTGCTGATCTTCGTGGACAGCGGTGGGCTGGCCGGCACCTACCGGCCGGGCCTGGCATTCGAGTACCGCTACACCCTCGACCTGGTGCTGACCGACTTCGGCAGCGCACCCGAGGCGGTCATGGTGCCGCTGCTGCAGTGGCTGACCCGTCACCAGCCCGAGCTGCTGGCCAACCCTGCCAACCGCGAGAAGCTGACCTTCGAGGTGGACGTGCTGGGCGACAACCTGGTGGATCTGGCCATCAAGATGCCGCTCACCGAACGCGTGCTGGTCACCCGCAGCGCCGATGGCACCGTGCAGCTGCAGCACCTGCCCGAACCGCCCACCGAGGACGCCCATGCCGATACTCTGGCAGGCGGCATCTTGGTGGCCGACGGCGTGCAGATCGCCACCCTGCCGGCAATCACCGAATGAGCGAGGATCTGCAGCGGCTGGAAGCCTGGGCGGCACCGCTCCTGCGGCGTCTGCAGCCGGCCGAACGCGGCAAGCTGGCACGCAAGGTAGGTACGGCCCTGCGCCGCGCGCAGCAGCGGCGCATCGCCACCCAGAAGAACCCCGACGGTACGCCCTACACGGCCCGGCGCAATCCACCGCTGCGCCGCGCGAAGGCCGGTCGAATCAAACGAGGGGTCATGTTCGCCAAGATTCGACAGGCCCGGCACCTGCGCGTGCGTGTCACCCCCAACGAGGTTGCCGTGGGATTTGCCGGTCGCGTCTCGCGCATCGCACTGATTCATCAGGAAGGCCGTGCCGACGCCGTGAGCAAGGGTGGTCCCCGCGTGACCTATGCCCGCCGAAAGCTGCTGGGCTTCTCCCCAGCCGACGAACAGCTGGTGCGTGATCTGATCCTCGACCATCTGCGCGAGCCGTAGCGTAATCACCACCGCTACACGGCCTGCGCGATGACCACGCGCGCGCGCGATGGGAAGCTACAACCACGCTCCCAGCCGATGCCGCCGTGTCTACCTTTACCGCCGTTGACCTGTCCCGACTGCCGCTGCCTGCGGTGTTTGAACCGCTGCAGTTCGAGCAGCTGCTCGCCCGGCGCGTAGCCGAGTTCAAGCGGTACATGCCCGACTACGACGCCCTGGTCGAATCCGATCCGGTCTACAAGGTGCTGCAGGCCAGTGCCTACCGCGAACTGATGCTGCGCGAGCAGTTCAACCAGCGTGCACGTGGCCTGTTCCTGGCCTATGCGATGGGCGCCGATCTGGACAACCTCGCTGCCCCTTTTGGCGTCACCCGCAAACAGCTGGCCCCTGTCGATCCCGAAGCCGGGACGCCGGCCGTGTTCGAGACAGATACCGAGTTTCGACGCCGCATCCAGCTGGCGCCCGAAGGGCTGTCGGTGGCCGGGCCAGAGGGCGCCTACATCTTCCACACGCTTTCTGCCGACACCGCCGTGCTTGATGCCAGCGCCACCAGCCCGGCGCCAGGCGAGGTCGTGGTAACCGTACTCGGACGGGACGGCGACGGGACGCCTTCGGCCGCGCTGCTGGCCAAGGTCAACGACCTACTGCAGAGCGGAGAAGTCCGCCCGCTTACCGATCTTGTGACCGTCGCGCCGGCGCAGATCGTCAGCTACACCGTCGATGCAGACCTGACCACCTTTGACGGCCCGGATGCGGCCGTGGTGATCGCCGAGGCCAGACGACGGCTGGCTGCTTTCATGAGCGAGGCGCACCGTCTCGGCCGCGATATCGCCGTATCGGCCATCTATGCCCAGCTGCACACAGAGGGTGTGCAACGCGTTCGCCTGCGCAGCCCCACGGCCGATCTGAGCATCAGTCGCACGCAGGCCGCGTACTGCGCCTCGGTCACAGTGAACCATGTGGGCACCGATGAGTAGCGCCAGCCTGCTGCCGCCCAACGCAACGCCGTTGGAGCGCGCATTGGAAGCTGCAGACGCCACGGTGCTGACCATGCCCATGCGGCACGGCCAGATCAAAGACCCGTGGACGTGCCCAGCGGAGTTCCTGCCCTGGTTGGCATGGGAAATGTCGCTCGATACCTGGGACAGCGCGTGGCCTGAGCACATCAAGCGGCAGCGCATCGCCAGCGCCATCAACATCCAGCGACACAAGGGCACCGCCGGCAGCGTGCGGGAAGTGATCGAATCGTTCGGCGGATCGGTGGCGATCCGCGAATGGTGGCAGCAGGAGCCACGTGGGCAGCCACACACCTTCGAGCTGGTGCTGACAATTTCCGGGCGCCCCGGCGTTGATCCCTCGGCCAAGTACGTCGAGGACGTAATTGCCGAGATCAGCCGTACCAAGCCTGTGCGTTCCCACTTCACGTTCACCCAAGGCGCCGAGTTCGCCGAGCAGCTGGGGCTCGTCGCGGCGATCAAGGCCGTCGCCTACCGCCGCTTACAAATGACCACCGAGGACTGACCCATGCGATTGAAGTTCACCACACGCGGCCGCGCCGCCCTGGTCAACGCGGCCCACACCGGCACCAAGGCAGTGACGGTCACGCAGATCGGTGTCACCGATCAGGCATTCGTTCCAGACCCCAATGGGGGCGACGTTCTCCTACCCGGCGAGCGCAAGCGGCTGAACACCTTCGGCGGCAAAGCCGTGGCTGACGACGTGGTGCATCTGACCGTCCGAGATGAAACGACCGACTCCTACGTGCTGCGCGGCATCGGCCTGTACCTGGCCGACGGCACGCTGTTGGCCGTGTACGGGAGCGATAAGATCATTCTTGAAAAGTCGGCCCAAGCGATGATGATGCTCGCCATCGACTGGATGATGGCGGATATGGACGCCAGGCAGATCCAGTTCGGAAACACCGATTTCCTCAACCCTCCGGCAACCACCGAAACGCAGGGCGTGGTCGAGCTGACCACAGACGAAGAGGCGATCACCGGTCAGGACCGCCAGCGTGCCGTTCACTCTGCGGCCTTGCATGCCACGTTGAACGATCGCTTCGGCGCAGGCGCACCCACGCCCCTGACCAAGACCATTCTCGCGCGCGACAACGCAAGCGACGTGCGCAAGGATCTCGGGTTGAAGGGGGCCTCGCTCAAGGATGAGGGCGCCGGAAACGGCCTTGATGCCGACACCGTGGACGGCAAGCATGCGGCCGACTTCGCCCTCAAGCAGCACAAGCACACCATCGCCGATATCAGCGACCTCCAATCTGATCAGCTTCTACCGGCGGGAATGGTTGCCCACTTCGCGATGGCGTCACCCCCAGGGGGTTGGCTGCGCTGCGACGGATCAGACGTGAGTCGAACAACCTACGCGGCCCTATTCGCTGCGATCGGCACCACCTTCGGCAGTGCCAACGGGCTCACGTTCCGACTACCAGATCTGCGCGGCGAGTTCATTCGAAGCTGGGACACCGGCCGGGGAGTCGACTGGGCCAGAGAGCTGGGTAGCAACCAGGCAGATGACCTTAGAGCGCACTCCCACGCTGTCCGTGCATACAGGCCTGGCGGGATTCGCAATGTGGCCATTGGCTCCGATGATGCAGTAGGTAGTGTGTACACCGAACCGGCGGGTGGCGGTGAGACCCGTCCACGCAACGTCGCGCTTCTCGCTTGCATCAAGTACTGACTCGCCCAATGAGAACAAAGCGCGTATGGCAGTGCGATGCCTCTGGAAATTTACTCGGTGCAACCGTGGCTGGCGAAAGCCCGCTGGAGCCTGGTGTGTTCCTGATCCCAGCCGACGCAGTTGAAACCAAGCCACCCTATCCCCTCTCTGGAACGCAGCAGTGGCGATGGGTGCGCGGCTCCTGGGTGGCAGTTGATGTAAGACGGTAAGCCGGCATCAGGCTGTATGGCAGCAACTTACAGGCCGCTCCGCTCACGCGCGCGTGCAACCGCGTCCAACATGGCCCTATGGAAAGCGGCCTGCTCCAAAAAGTAAGCAACCTGATACGCGACGGCGTGGTGACCGAGGTCGATCACGCCGCCGCGCTCTGCCGTGTGCGCAGCGGTGAACTGGAAACCGCGTTCATCCCATGGCTGACGCCCGCCGCAGGCAAGGTCCGGGTGTGGCTACCGCCGAGCCGCGGCGAGCAGGTCCAGCTGCTCTGCATCGACGGCGACCTGGCCAACGCGGTCGCCGTGCCCGGAATGTTCAGCAACGCGTTCCCGGCGCCGTCCAGCAACCCAGATCTGGTGCTGATCCAGTTTGCCGACGCCGCCACCGTGGCCTATGACAGCGCCGGCCACGCCCTCGCAGCCAACCTGCCCGCCGGCGGCACCGTCAGCATCGTGGCCGACGGCGGCCTGCATATCACCGGGCCGGTCACCATTGAGGGCAACGTCTCCATCACCGGTAAGGCCGAAGCCAGCGAGGATGTGATCGCCGGCGGCGTCAGCCTCAAGCAGCACAAGCACCGCGACGTGCAGCCCGGCGGCGGTACTTCGGGACCGCCAGCGTGATCGGCATGGACGCCATCAACGGCGGCAGCGCCGAGGGCGCTGCACACCTGGTGCAGTCCATCCGCGATGTGCTGACCACCCCACTCGGTTCGCGCATCCAACGCCGTGACTACGGTTCGCTGCTGCCGGAACTGATCGACCAGCCGTTCAACGATCACACCCGTCTGCAGCTTTTCGGTGCCACCGCCACCGCCCTGATGCGGTGGGAGCCACGGATACGGCTCACCCGCGTTGCGCTCGCCCCAGGCGATGCCCCCGGCGTCTTTGTGCTCGACCTGGACTACCGGCGCGCAGGTAGCCGCCAACCACAGCGCGCCACCGTCCCGCTTCGCTTCCATACCCCATAACCGCAGGAGTTACCCATGGCTCAGGACTATCACCACGGCGTGCGCGTCATCGAACTCGATGGCGGTATCCGTCCCATCCGCACCGTCGCCACTGCCATCGTCGGCATCGTCTGCACCAGTCAGGATGCAGACGATGCAACCTTCCCCATCGACACCCCGGTGCTGCTGACCGATGTGCGTGGCGCCATCGCCAAGGCGGGCACCAAGGGCACACTCGCAGGCGTGCTCGCCGCCATTGCCGATCAGTCCAACCCGGTAACCGTGGTGGTGCGCGTGGATGAAGGCGAGGACGCTGCGACCACGACCAGCAATGTCATCGGCACCGTTGCAGGTGGTCGCTACACCGGCCTGCAGGCGCTGTTGGTGGCCGAGAGCAAGCTCGGCGTGAAGCCTCGCATCATCGCCGCACCGGGGTTGGACACCGAGGCGGTCACCACCAGCATCGCCTCGATCTGCAAGAAGCTGCGCGCCATCGCCTATGTCGGTGTGGGCGAGGCCAAGACCGTCTCGGAAATCCTGCTCTACCGCAAGAAGTTCGGCGACCGCGAACTGATGATGATGTGGCCCGACTTCCTGACCTGGGACACCACGGCCAAGAAGGAAGCCGTCAGCTACGCCACGGCCCGCGCCCTCGGCCTGCGCGCCCTGATCGACCAGCAGACCGGCTGGCACAAGACCCTGTCCAACGTGAAGGTTCAGGGCGTTACCGGCATCAGCGCTGACGTGACCTGGGATCTGCAAGACCCGCAGACCGACGCCGGGCTGCTCAATGCCGCTGCGGTGACCACCCTCATCAACAGCCAGGGCTACCGCTTCTGGGGTTCGCGCACCTGCAGTGATGATCCGCTGTTCGCCTTCGAGTCGGCCACGCGCACTGCGCAGATCCTGGCCGACACCATCGCCGAGGCGCAGATGATCTACATCGACAAGCCGCTTCACCCGTCGCTGGTAAAGGACATGATCGAGACGATCAACGCCAAGTTCCGCGAGTTGAAGAACGGCGGCTACGTGATCGACGCCAACGCCTGGTACGACGAAGCGGCCAATCCGCCCACGCAGCTCTCCAGCGGCCAGCTGGCCATCGACTACGACTACACCTCGGTACCGCCGCTGGAAAGCCTGAACCTTCGCCAGCGCATCACCGACCGCTACTTCGCCGACTTCGCCACCCGCATCAACACCTGATGCATTGAGGAACCACTCCCATGTCCCTGCCCAGCAAACTGAAAAACCTCAACCTGTTCAACGATGGCGCCAGCTACCTCGGCCAGGTTGTCGAGGTGAAGCTGCCCACCCTGACCCGCAAGATGGAGGAGTTCCGCGCCGGCGGCATGGTCGGCCCCATCGATATCGACCTCGGCCAGGAGAAGATCGAACTGGAATGGAAGTGCGGCGGCCTGATGCGCGACGTGCTGCGCCAGTACGGCGCGGCGCGCCACAACGCCGTGCAGCTGCGCTTCGCTGGCGCCTACCAGCGCGAAGACAGTGCTGAGGTCGATGCGGTGGAAATCGTCGTCCGTGGTCGCCACACCGAGATCGACGCCGGTACCGGCAAGGTCGGCGACGACACCGAGTTCAGCACCAAGACCTCGGCCAGCTACTACAAGCTGAGCATCAACGGCCGCACTGAGATCGAAATCGACATGGTCGGCATGGTGTTCATCGTAAACGGCGTGGACTTGCTCGCCGCCCAGCGCCGCGCCATCGGCGGCTGATCCCCCCAAGCGCCGGGCTGCACCCGTGGCCTGGCCGCATCCATTCTGAGAGAAACGCACCATGACCGCCAAGACCAAGACCAACACCGCCATCGCCCCGAACACCATCGCGCTCGACTATCCCATCCAGCGTGGCGAGCAGACCATCGACACCATCACGCTGCGCAAGCCCAATGCCGGCGAGCTGCGCGGCATCAAGCTGGTGGATCTGCTGCAGATGGACGTGGGTGCGGTGGCCACGCTGCTGCCGCGCATCACCGAGCCGACCCTGACCGCTGCTGATGTGAACAAGCTGGACCCCGCCGACCTGGTCGCCATCGGCACCGCGACGGCGGGTTTTTTCTTGCCGAAGGCGCAGCAGGAATTCCTCGCTGTGTAGAGGATTACATGGCCGATATCGCGGTGATCTTTCCGTTCACGCTCACCGAACTATCGGCCCTTTCGCTGTCTGAACTGATCGAATGGCGCGAGCGCGCCCGTGTAAGAAGTGGAGCCGAGCCGTGATACCGTCCCCCCATGGTCACCGTGATCGCCGTCGTTGTTGCGCTGCTCCTGGTCGGGTTCGTCCTCGCGCTGCTGGTGTGGGCGTTGAGCGCGCTCTGCCGCCTGCTGGCCTCGTTCGCTCCCGATCCGTCCGATACCTCGCCGCCGTAGGTGGCGCGCCGGTTGTCGTCGCATGAGCGGCGGCAACCTTCGCCTGCAGGTAGTCCTGCAGGCACTCGATCAGGCCACAGCGCCATTCCGCAAGGTCATGGCCGGCAGCAAGGGGCTGGCCGGCGCCCTGCAGGAGCAGCAGGCCACGCTGCGCCGGCTCAATAGCGCCCAGCGCGATGTGAGCGCGTACCGCCAGCAGCAACAGGCTATGCGGTCGACCCAGCAGCGCTATCAAGAGGCCCAGGTCCGCGTCGCCGCCCTGGCCCGGCAGATGGCCGCCGCTGGCACACCGACCCGCAAACTCAGCCGTGAGTTCGCTCAGGCCAAGACCGCCGCCGCCCAGCTGAAGAACCAGCATCAGCAGCAGGCCGTGGAGCTGCAGCGTCTGCGCTCCGGTCTGGACCGTGCTGGCATCAGCACACGTCAACTCGGCGTCCATGAGCGCAAGCTGCGCACCGACATTGCCGCTGCTACCCAGCAGATGGAACAGCAGCGCACGCGCCTGGCCGCACTGGATGCGGCTCAGGCCCGTAGCCAGAAGATCCATAGCGCCGGCATGAGCGCAGCAGCCCACGGCGCCGGCGTCGCACTGGCCGCATTCGGTGCGCTGCGCGCCCAGGGTCTGCCCATCGCTCAGGCCATGGAGTTCGAGTCCGCCATGGCCGACGTCAAGAAGGTGGTCGACTTCGACACGCCGGACGGCTTCGAGAAGATGGGCAACGATATTCAGGAACTGTCCCGGCGCCTGCCAATGGTGCCCACCGACATTGCCAAGATCGTCGCCGCTGCCGGTCAGGCCGGCATCGCCAGCAACGAGCTGACCCGCTTCGCCGAGGACGCGGCGAAGATGGGCGTGGCCTTCGACACCACCGCCGAAGACGCCGGCCAGACGATGGCCACCTGGCGCACCGCCTTCCGCATGGGCCAGGATGACGTTGTCGTGCTGGCCGACAAGATCAACTACCTGGGCAACACCGGCCCGGCCAGCGTCCAGAAGATCAGCGAGGTGGTGAACCGTATCGGAGCGCTCGGCGAGGTCGCCGGCCTCGGGAGCGGCCCGCTGGCGGCGCTGGGCGCCACGGTGGCCGGTATGGGCATCGAGTCGGAAGTGTCTGCCACCGGCATCAAGAACATGCTGCTCACCCTGTCCTCGGGCGAGGCGGCAACAGCCCGTCAGGTGGCATCGTTCGACAAGCTCGGCCTCAAGGCGGGCGACCTGGCCAAGGCGATGCAGGACGACGCCGGCGGTGCCATCCTCGACGTGCTGGAGAAGCTCAAGCAGCTGCCCAAAGCCGAGCAGGCCGCGACCATGACGCAGCTGTTCGGGCGTGAGTCCATTGGCGCCATCGCCCCGCTGCTGACCAACCTGGACCTGCTGAAAGAGAACTTCGGCAAAGTGGCCGATGAGCAGAAGTACGGCGGCTCAATGAACGCTGAGTACGCCGCCCGCGTCGGCACCGCCGAGAACGGCCTGATCCTGCTCAAGAACAGCGCCATCGTGCTGTCACAGCGGATCGGCAAGACCCTGCTGCCCACGGTGAAGGAACTGGCCGCGCGGGTGGCCAAGGTCGCCGACCGCATGGCCGAGTGGGTCAAGAACAATCCGCAGTTGGTCGCCACCATCGCCAAGCTGGTCATCGGCGGCACCGCGCTGGCTGCTGCGCTCGGCGGCCTGGTTGTCGCTGGCGGTGTCGGTGCAATGGCGCTGACGCAGATCCACAAGGCCGTGATGCTACTCAGCGGTGGCGGTGGCCTGGGCAAGCTGGTGGGGCAGGTGCTCTCACTCGGTGGCCGCGCTTTCCCGATGCTGTTCAACGTCGGCCGCATGCTGCTGCCGCTGCTCGGTGGCATCAGCCTGCCGGTGCTGGCCATCGGCGCTGCCATCGGCGTGGTGGCTGCGCTGGTATGGAAATACTGGGAGCCGATCAAGGCATTCATGATCGGCACGTGGCACGGCATCCTCGACGTGGTCAATCCGATCATGGATGAACTGGCCAAGGCGCTCGAACCGCTCGGCCCGGTGTGGGACATGGTGTCCGGCGCCATGGGCAAGGCATGGGATTGGGTCAAGAAGCTGTTCGCCCCGTTCGAGGCCACCAGCGAGCAGCTGCAAGGCGCCACTGATGCCGGCCGGGGCTTCGGCCACATCCTGGGCAACGTGCTGACCGTGAATCTCAAGATGGCAGTCAAGGCCATCGGTTGGCTGGTCAGTGTGTTCACCACGATTCTGCCCGCGATCCAGAACGCCATCGGCGGCGCGTGGACGTACCTGCAGGGCGCATGGGATCTGATCGTGGGCCTGTTCACCGGCAATGGCGAGAAGATCCGCTCGGGCCTGAGTGCGATGTGGGCAGGTGTGAACCAGATCCTGCTCGGTTGGCCGGCGCAGATGATGCAGGCCGGCATCGACATGGTGCAGGGCCTGGTCAACGGCATCGTGTCCAAGGGCGGTGCTGCCATGGAGGCCGTCGCCGGCATCGCCTCGGGAGTGGTGGGCAAGTTCAAGGGCATGCTCGGTATCCACAGTCCGTCGCGCGTGTTCGCACAGTTCGGCGATTTCACCATGCAAGGTCTGGCCGGTGGCCTCGACCGCAGCCAAGGTGAGCCGCTGCAGCAGGTAACCAGCCTGGGCGACCGCATGAAACAGGCCGGCGCAGGCATCGCGCTGGGCGCGGCTGCAATGCCTGTACTGGCCGGCGGCGCCCCGGTGATCGCCCCAAGCGCAGCAGCGGCCACAGCGGGCGGCCCAAGCGCTTCCAGCTACACCATCAACATCACCGCCCCGGCAGGCACCGATGGCCAGGGCATTGCGGCCCTGGTGCGCGCCGAGATCGAGAAGATCGAGCGCGACAAGGCGGGCCGGCGTTCCTCCCGTCTGACTGACTGAGATCCATCGCCATGATGATGACCTACGGCACCTTTGTGTTTTCGCTGTCTACAGCTGCCTACGATCAGCTGCAGCGGCAAATGAGCTGGCGGCATGCCAGCAGCGAACGCCTGCACGCGCGCCCTGCACGCCAGTATGTCGGCCTGGGCGAGGACACCATCAGCCTGCAAGGCGTGATCGCGGGTGAGCTGGCATCGAATCTGCATGTGCTGGATGATCTGCGCGCCCTGGCCGACGAAGGCAAGCCGCAAGCGCTGGTTGAGGGCACTGGGCTGGTCTATGGCGCCTATGTACTGGTTGGCCTCAACGAGACACGCAAGGAGTTGTTCGCCGATGGCACGCCGCGCCTGATCGAGTTTCAGATGCAACTCGAACGCGACGATGACGGCGCCGCCGCCGAGGTGCCGGCATGAGGGCCCTTCCGTATCCCATTCCGGCTTGGCGCGTGGTGCTCGATGGCGTGGACCTGACCAGCCGCCTTGCCCCGCGCCTGCTCGACCTGTCGCTGTCGGAGAGCCGTGGCGACGAAGCGGACCAGATCGACCTGCGCCTGCACGACCATGACGGACGTTTGGCGCTGCCGCGTCGCGGTGTCGAGCTGCAGGTGGCCATCGGCTGGGAGGGCAGCGGCCTGTTCGATAAGGGAACGTTCGTGGTCGATGACGTGGAGCACAGCGGCTCGCCCGACATTCTGAGCATCCGCGCGCGTTCGGCGAACCTGACCGGTGCGGTGCGCAGCCGCCGCGAGCGCAGCTGGCACGAAAGCACCCTGGGCGACATTCTCGGGGCGATTGCCGCCGAGCATTCCCTGCGGCTGGCAGTGGCCGCGGATCTGGCGCGCCAGCCCATTCCCCACCTCGACCAGGCGAACGAGAGCGATATCAACCTGCTCACCCGCCTGGGCAAGCGCTTCGACGCGGTGGCCACGATCAAGGCCGGCACATTGATCTTCTCGCCCATCGGCGCCGGCACCACGGCCAGCGGCGAGCCGCTGCCAGGCGTTCAGATCACCCGCGCCAGTGGTGACCAGCACCGCTACAGCGTCGCCGACCGGGAGAAGTACTCCGGCGTGCGCGCGTACTGGGGCGACCGCAAGGGCGCCCGCCGCACAGGCGTGCTGGTGGGCACCTCGGAGAATGAGAAGAAGCTGCAGGCAACCTATGCCAACGCCGACGAAGCGCGTCAGCAGGCCGAAGCGGAGTTCAAGCGGTTGGAACGCGGCACGGCGCAGCTGAGCTACACGCTCGCGCTGGGCCGTGCCGATATCTATCCAGAGCAGACCGTAACGGTCAGCGGATTCAAGCCGGAGATCGATGGCACCGGCTGGCTGGTGTCAAAGGTGACGCACACCATTGACGGCAGCAGCGGGTTCACCTCGACCCTTGATTTAGAGCGGCACTCCTCCAGTGAGTAATCTCAAATTCCGTGCGCTGTGCGTCGGTGAAGTGTGCGGCGACAATGTCTCCTCTGTAGTACTCACCAGGAACCTCAGCTAGGCTTTTCTTCGTCGCGTCGAGAGCCATTTCAATGGTGATCTCAGCGAGTCCTTGCGGGAACATCAGGAAGATCTCGAACACCTCGAAGGCCCCATGACGCCTCATATCGTCGAATGCCCTACGCAGCACTTCCCTGAGTGTTCCAGGGCTAAAAATGCCCATGATTCCCGGCACTGCTATGAGTGCACCGGGTCTGCCTTCTATAGATGTTTTGAAGCCGTATGCAATCCCGCCGTGAGCACCAACCACTCTGTTGCACATCCTTTCGACGACCATCTCGACATCGAGCTGCCGAACGGATTTCGCTTGGAGCATCGCTTGAAATTCAGCCGCCTCCGACCGTCGCGATGCGGATTCCGCCTGCTTTGCGTCGGTGATGGCCTTCTGGGTCACGGTAGCTCTAAGGAAGCTTCCCGCGTTCTTGATGAAATCGGACAGCGTATACATCCAGAAACAGTCAACATTGGCCTCGCGGACCATCTCCATTACTAGTTCCGGTTGAGGCCGCATCCCCGAAATTGATCTGGACTCCAACCACCAGTCTGGCTTCACATCAGAAGTCACAAGCATCAGTCGCTTGACGTTGTTCTCAGCACTGTGCTTGAGCAGCTCACGCCACACCATGTAGTCGCCATACTGAGGATCGTACCGGAGACCATCGAACACGTAGAAGTTTCCAGCCTTGTCCTGATCTCGATGCCCGGGCCCCAGCCCCAGCTTGAACCTCTCTGCGGCGGCCAGTTCTGCACGATCAACCGCGGCTTGATCGACAGGCCTAGCTCCCGTACGTCCATTCACTAACTGCTCGACAAAGGTCAGTACGGGATCCACTTCGTTCGGGGAAACGTAATGGCTACTTTCCGTCTTGGTGACTTTGAATAGCTCATCCGCCTTCTTATCCATCTCCTCTAGCTTCTCGGAGACTTGCGCCCAGCAGGCACGTTCACGCGCGCGCTCGTTTGAAATCGCAGCACGAAAGACGTCGTACGCATTCTTGGCATCCTTCCCGAGTTGCTTCGACGCCGCATACTCACTGCGCATGGCCTCAATGCGGTTTCGATGAAACTCCAAGAGCACGTGATACGGAACCCATATCCTTTCCTTCAGCCTAGCAAGTAGTTCTGTCACCTCCTTGCGAGTTTCAGAAGGCATGCGGTAGAGACCAAGAAGAACATTAGTGTCCAGCGCGATTACGCTGTCGTATTCACCCCACAACGCTTCAAGCTGCGCGGAAGTTGGATCAAAGTAGCCCGCAAATTGTTTACGCATGCATCCCCCTGCCTGATGCTTGTTCATGTGCGCAGTGATCGCTGCGGTCTGTTCGTACGCTTGGAGCGGCGTTGCGCTATCGCAATGAATGTTGACATTACCTGTAAACACCTGGCCGATCACGGCACCGTCAAACACCGTAGTACCGCCGCACGTGCACGTTGCCTGACCGCCTTTCGCATCACCGATGTAGCCCATAATCCCTCACATCGAAAACCGCGCCCTACCGGCGCCCTCACGCGCGAGTTAGCGGCCTGCATGCGATGCGAGGTGAGACTCAGGACGCGGCTTTCTTTGATCCTTTTGGTGCCTTGACAACGACTTTTTGCCCACGCAGATCCACATCGCCGCTGATCTGCTGGCTGATGCTGGTGTTTTCAAAGGAAGTACGGGGCGCCGCCGCTGTCGCCGCCGGCGAAATGCCGCGCAGCGCAGCCATTACAGCCGCACGTGCCGAAGGCGACGCATTGCGCCACGCATCGAGCAGATCCGCGTCAGGTTCGGTCAGCCGCTCACGGTTGCCGGTCAGCACATACACGATATCCGCGCCGAGTTCGTAGGCGGCGGTCAGGTAGGCCGCGCTCGCTCCAACGCTGTCCATCTCGTAGAAGATCTGTGTGCGCTTGGTCACTCCACACGCGACACCCATGGCCTCCTGGGTAAGGCCCAGACGCTTCCTTTCTTCCTTCAGCCTAAGACCCACACTCACGCTCAAACCTCCTTGACAGGTGAAACATGTTTCACTGAAGATAGTGAAATATCTTTCACTGTTCGCTTAACACGGGGAATCGGAATGACTGCCATACGACGCACGACTCAGCCCAAACTGCGTACGCCGGAGGAAGCTCGCCAGCACCTGCGCGACATGGGTATCACCGTGGTCGCATTTGCTCGGCAGAACAACCTCGACCGTCACGCGGTCAACGATGCGTTGCGCGGCGTTGGCAAAGGCAATTTCGGTAAATCGCATGAAGCGGCTATCGCGCTTGGCATCAAGCGCGATCCCAATTCTTGCACAGTTCCCGCCACTTCCCGTCAGTTGCCCGCAACGCGCGGCAAAAGCGGTAAAGCTGTGCCAAAGACCACCGTCGCCAAGAAGGCTACCAAGGCTCGGGGCAAGGCATGAGCGCCGTGGTGGGTCAGCGCGCCATCTTCACCTGTGATGTATGCGGCACGCCATTGACGAAGCGCACCAGTGCCCTACAGCACCGTCATCTGCGCACCGACGCCTACGTGTGCCAAAACCCGGTGTGTGGCGCGACCTACGTTGGGCATTCTGAGCTGACCAGCATTTCCAGCCCCAGCGGCATGCCCAACGCGCCGGCCTGCGAACTGCCGCAGACGCCTGGCTACGAGCGCGCCCTGCTGCTGCAGCGCTGGAAAGAAGACCGAGGGAACATGCAAATGGATTGGATCGACGCTCCCTCAACACGCTCACCGGACGGCGACGACCTGCCCGCCGTCTGATTCACCTTTCCCCTTCCACAACGAACTGACCTGGCGGCTGCGGCCGCCGGCTAGGGAGTGCTGTGCATGATGCGACACAAAACCCAGCGTGACGGATGGTCTACCGCCACCCAGCCGAACTTTGTCACCAGCCCGAGTGGCGTTGAATACGTTCCGTACACCGAGAAGGCCCGAAAGGCCGCCGAGCTGCGCGCCCTGGTCGAAGCCCACATCGCCGCCGGTGGCGACTACCAGCAGCTGCCGTCCAGTGCCGCCGAACAGGTGTCCGTATGAACCCGTCCGCTGCTGATTCACGTTTCCACACTTTCCGCCATTTCCCCTTGACTTCGCCGGACAGGGAGAGCATTGTCTGCCGCAAGGAGCGTCGAAACTCCGAGGATACAGCGGCAACCGCGCCCGTCAGCATCGCGGTTTTTTTGCGCCTGCAAAGCTGGTGCACCGACGTTTTCTACGTCGGGAGGGCGGCAGTCATACAACACCCGCAAGGGGAAAGCTGCCCGCCGGTCTGTATCCCGGTTTCGAACCTCCCGACACCCTCGGTGCGACGCGTCGAAACGTCTCGCCGAGGCCATACCTCGGATACAGGAGACGTCTCCATGCCTCATGGCGCCCCTTCCACGCCCGGCAATCCTTCCGCGCGTCGAATCTCGCTCGCCTTCGGCCTGATCGCCGACACCCTCGAATGGCCCAACGATGCCTACCAGGCGTTCATTGCGCGCCTGATCGCCGTCGGCGTGTGCCCGCTCGCCATCACCCTGGGCGACATTCTCGCCGCCTACACCGCTACCCGTGACGCCAACGGCGGCGCGCCTGGCACCTACGACAAGGCGGTGCACTGATGGCGAGTGCCTCCAACGTGGTGATCCCTGATGCCGGCATGCGTCCGGTGATCGTGCTGGAAACTCAGGTGCCTGGCGTTGGCCTGCGCGCGTCCTTCGACCAACGCGGCGTGCTGTATCTGGCGTTGATACACGTCGAATCGGACGCGGCCGCTACCGTCTCCGCGCACAAGTCCAAGGATGTGCAGCGCGCCGCTACCGAAGGCATCCAGACAGGAACTGTGGTCTACCTGCTCGCCAGGGGCGAGGCCGACCGCTTCTTCCAGTGGCTGCGCACCGGCGACAGCTATCCGGGCGGGGTGAACTGATGGGAAGCCACAACGGCCACCTGCCGCCGCACCGCAATCCGCCGCCGCCTCATGCCGACCCGCACGGGCACCTGATCAGCGCCGATGATCTGACGCGCCTCTGGCGGATCTCCTACGCCGTCGAGCTGATCGCTGTCCTGCCTGCAGAGGCGGCAAAGGTGCTGGGCATCACCGCCGACCACACCTCAGCCGTGGCCGAGTACATCACCGATGACCTGCGCGGAATCCTTGCCCGCTCCAAGCCAGCAGACGAATAGCCCACCACCGTCCATGGCGGCGCACCACCGCCGCCATGGGTAGCCAGGAGAGAGCCATGCACGCCCTCGGGCCGCCAGCCAGTACCCCGTAGACCGACCACACCCGCATCCCCGGCGGCGCACCACCGCTGCCGGGGATGCCAGGAGAGAACCATGCACCACCACCACGCCGCATCTGCGGCTCGCCAAGGCTGAACCGGCATGCAGGAAGAAATCCGCCAGCAGGTACTGTCGCGCATTGAGCGCGACTACGGCCTCAAACATCGCGCCGGTACGCCGTACATGCGCGGGGGCAAGTGCCCCCACTGCGGCAAGAAGGAGCTGTACACCAGCCACCTCACGCCATGGGTGCTGCGTTGCGGCCGTCAGGCCAAGTGCGGCCAGGAGGTGCGCGTACGCGACCTCTACGACGATCTGTTCGACGACTATTCCAAGCACAACCCGCAGACGAAGGACGCGCCGCACGCGGCCGCTGATGCGTACCTGGCCACGGGCCGCGGCTTCAATGTCAAGGCGCTGAAAGGCCTGTATACGCAAGAGTCCTACTACGACCGCGCCAAGCGCGAAGGCACCGCTACGGTTCGCTTCCCACTGGTGAAGGGTGGTTGGTGGGAACGCCTGATCGATCGCCCCCACCGCTTCGGAAAGATGAAGGCGCGATTTGCTCCCGGCGAGAGCTATGCCGGGGTGTGGTGGAGCGCGGGCGCGAAGGATCAACTGCGTACCGCGCGCCAGGTGTGGATTGTGGAGGGCATCTTCGACGCCATCGCGCTACTGCAGCGCGGTGTCTGTGCCGTCGCGGCCATGTCCAGCAATGCCTACCCCGAGCTTTCGCTCAAGGAACTGCGCGACGCCCGCCCCAACGACCTGCCGACGCTGGTGTGGGGTCTGGACAACGAACCGAGCGCCCGCGCTTACACGGTCAAGCACGTGCGCCGGGCCGAGAAGCTGGGCTTTACCTGCAAAGCAGCACAGATCGAACAGCCGGGCGACAAGAAGACCGATTGGAATGACCTGCACTTGCGCGCCCAAGCTGCGGAGGACGGCGATGCTGTCTGGCAGGCGGACGTGGACCTGGCTCTGCACAACGGCGCGCTGCTGCTGGCCAAGACTGCCATGGAGAAGGGCCTGATCATCTACGGGCGCGAGCAGCGCACGCAGTTTCATCTGGACCACCGCAACCGGCTCTACTGGTTTGAATTCGACCCGGTGCGGTTCGACAAGCTGTGCCGCGAGCAGGCCACCCGCAAGGAAGACATCGAGGAAGACCTGGACGAAGAACAGGTGGAGAAGATCCGCCGCGCCTGCTGCAATGTGCGCGAGATCGCCAACTGCTTCCCCAAGGCGCTGTACTACCAGCGCAACGAAGTCACCGACGATGCCTGGTACTACTTCCGCGTGGAGTTCCCGCACGATGGGGCCGCTGCCACCGGCACGTTCACGTCGTCGCAGGCGCTCAACGCACCGTCCTTCCGCGACCGCCTCGGCCACATTGCGCGTGGTGCCATCTTCGACGGCACCGCTGGCCAGCTGCTGCAGATCATGAAAATCCAGCTGGACAACATCAAAGAAGTCCATACGGTCGACTTCGTGGGCTACACCCCCGACCACCAGGCATACATCTTTGGCGACCTGGCCGTGCGCCACGGCGAGATTGCCCAAGCCAATGCTGAGGACTACTTCGACTTCAAGAAGCTGCGCATCAAGACGACCCAGCGCTCCATCCGCATGGACATCCAGCGCGACCACGACAGCTATCGCACCGATTGGTTGCAGTGGTTGTGGACCTGCTTTGGCACCAACGGCATGGTCGCCTTGGTGTTCTGGTTCGGTTCGCTGTTCGCCAACCAGATCCGCAGCACGCACAAGTCCTTCCCGTTCTTGGAGGCCACCGGTGAGGCCGGTGCCGGCAAGACCACGCTGCTGACCTTCCTGTGGAAGCTGCTGGCCCGCAGCGACTACGAGGGCTTCGACCCGGCCAAGTCATCCAAGGCCGGCCGCGCCCGCGCTATGGGCCAGACCTCGGGGATGCCAGTGGTGCTGCTGGAAGCCGACCGCGACACGCCGGACAAAGCGCATGCCAGGTCGTTTGAGTGGGATGAATTGAAGGACTACTACGGCGGCGGCACCCTGGCCACCCGTGGTGTCCGCAACGGCGGCAACGAGACCTATGAGCCACCCTTCCGGGGAACCATCGTGATCAGCCAGAACGCGGCAGTCGATGCCAGCGAGGCGATCATGACCCGTATCGTCAAGCTGCATTTCCGCAAGCCGCACGCCACCACCGAGAGCCGCCAGGCGGCCGATAATCTCAACGCGCTGCAGGTCGAGGATCTGAGCTACTTCCTCATCAAGGCCGTGCGCGCCGAGGCCAAGGTGCTGGAAAAGTTCGGCGAGCGCGTGCGCTTCTACGAAGCGAAGCTGCGCGAGAACAAGGATCTGCGCATGGAGCGCCTCATCAAGAACCACTCGCAGATGCTGGCGCTGCTTGATGGGCTGCGCCTGGTGGTCGACATTCCAAAGGAGATGGTCGAAGAAACCCGCCAGAAGCTGGTGGAAATGGCCTTGGAACGTCAGTCGGCGATCAGCGCTGACCATCCCCTGGTCAACGAGTTCTGGGAAACCTACGAGTACCTGGAAAGCACCGGCAACGGAGAGCGGCCGGTGGTCAACCACTCGCGCGACTCTCAACGCATCGCTATCAACCTAAACGACTTCCTGGCCAAGGCTGCGCACCACAGCCAGCCCGTGCCGGACCTCAAGTTGCTGCGCACGTACTTGCGTGACTCGCGGCGCCACAAGCTGCTGGACCCCAATCTGACCGTCAACAGCAGCATCAAAACCAACATGAGCGGAGCCGGCGTAGCCGTTCGCTGTTGGGTGTTCCAGAAGTAAGAGAAAAAGCGGCCCGGCGGGCAGAGCACCACCTCTAACCCCAAGGCCATCCACCAACAAAGTTCAGGAGAGAACCATGCACGACATGATCAGCAAGACCGACCACACCAGGGCAAATACGGAGGTTTCCGGCACCGGACCAGAGGCGAAGGCTATCACGAGTGACGGACTGTGTGGATTTGACCCCGGCGACGCCAAGGGCTGCAGCGCAACCCTGACAATGCACATCACCCATAACAAGGTGATCGTCACCGCACAGTTGGATATGGGGGGCAACAAGACCGCCCAGCAGGTGCTTGAGCGCCGCCGGGGCAACGCGGCCGGCTGGGTGCAGACCATTGGCAGCGAAGACTTCGCCGTCGAGGCAGAGTGGATCTCCGCTGAGCTAGCCGAGCTGGCCAACCGCCTGCCTTTCCCCTTCGAGGTAGCCAACATGCTGCCGAGCGCCAGGGCCAGCCACAGCGCCGTGGCCGCTGCCGCGCAGGAGGTGGCCCATGGCTAAGCACCGCAAGCACCAAGCCATCCTGGGCCCGCAGGAACCCACCGCACCTCTGTCCAAAGTCCTTTACGGCCCCCAGGGCAGCGGGAAGACGCTGCACGGCCAGGTAATTGCCGCCAACCTGGGCTTGCGCCATGTCCGCGACCTGGACGATGTCCAGCTCACAGGCGACCGCCTGCAGCGCCACGGCTACCTGTACCTGGCCAACTGCCGGGACTACGGCCAGCGGGCGGCGCAGCTGCTCGGGAGCCGACTGCTGCACATCGACCAGGTGCTGGCCGCGATCGGCATTCGCCGCCAGGGGGTGCGCAATGCTTGAGCTGGTCCTTCTCTGCGTGGCCCCCGCATCTGCCGGCGCTGTCCTGCACAAGCTGTGGATCACCCGCCCCACTCGGCGGCGCCACAGCGGCCTGGCCGTGGGCCAGATCCCTCAGGCGCTGCGCCGCCGCGCCCCCATGGCCGTTCGCCGCACCGGAGGTGCTGCATGAGTGCGTGCGATTGCATGGACAAGGTCGACCAGCGTCTGGCTGAGGCTGGCGCCAACACACAGCTGTCCCGTTCCTTCTTCCTAGGCGCCGCCGTCAGTTCCACGGTGACCATCGCTACCAAGGCAGTGGAGAAGAAGCGCGGCCATTCGCCCTGGGCTGTAGCGCCCACGTTCTGCCCGTTCTGTGGCGTGAAGCTGTCTAGCGAGGTGACCAATGGCTGAGCAACTACTCCTCTTCCCTGGCACAACCACCGATGTAGAAGCGGCTATCCAGAAGATCCTGACCCTGCGCCGCAAGTGCTGCTGCAGCGGACAGGCTGGCGAAGACATTGATCTGATCAGAGCCGCTCTGATGCAGGAGTCCGCATGACACAGCTGCAGAAGACTGCGCCGCGCGCCCTCCCCGCCTGCCCGGATGGCCACCCGGCGCGGTACATCCATGATCTACGCCGCGAGGGCGCGGGCGGTGGCCACCTCATCGAATGCCGTTGCAGCACCACCGCGAAACACCCGTCGTTCGATCTTGCGTGGGCGCACTGGCACAAGCAACACGGCCTGCAGCCGACCGCCGCGGCAGTGGAGGAACCCTTGCCGAGCAACGTGTTGCAGATGAAATTGTTCGCCGCAGGGAGGGCTTGAGCATGGCGCAGATCCTGCACTTCACAGACCTGCAGCGGATCTGCGCTCCCGAAGGCCCGCCCCCACGGGCCGTCACCGTCCGCCGCTGGGCAGACAGGGAGGGCATCCGCTACAAGTACGACCGCCAGGGTGGAATCTGGACGACCCTCGACGCGGTGAACGCGGCGCTGGGCTTGATCGACCCGCAGCACGAAGACGTAAGAGAAGAGGACAACATCTGATGGCACGCGGCAGAAAGAGGAAGTTCAACCCGGACATTCCGGCGCACATCGAGCAGAACGCGCTGCCGCGAGGGATCTACTGGCACGACAACCGTTGGTATGTCCTTGAGGACCACGCGGAGGGTGGCCGTCGCGTCAAGCGCACGGTGGCCCACGCGACTGCGCGTTTGTCGGAACTACATGCCATCGTGGAGTCACTGACGACCGGCCAAGAACGAGGGACAGTTCGCTATCTGTTCGACCGATTCCACGATTCCAGCGAGTTCAAGGAACTTTCACTGGACACCCAGGATGACTACAAGCGATATGCCGATAGCCTGGCCAACTACGTGCGCAAGTGCGGCACCCCGTTTGGGCGCATGCAGGTGGACAGGATCACCACACCGGTGGTGCAGCGGTTGGTGGAGGTATTCGCCAGGGGACGACCGGCTACTAAGACTCAGCCCGCACTGCCGGCATTCCCTAGTAAAGCCAACCACCAGTTCCGCTACCTGCGCCGCACGTTGGCGTGGGGCGTCCGGCACGGCTACTGCAAGAGCAACCCGGCACAAGGCGTCAGACAGGCGAAGGAAGCACGCGAGCACAGGATGCCTACCCCCGATGCTTTCGCGAAGGTGCTTGCCTTCGCGCGCGAGCGTGGCGCCCGGCGTCCCCATACAAAGGGCAGCTGCCCCGCATACATCGCCCCAGCGATGGTGCTCGCATTCAGTGCGCGCCTGCGCGGTATTGAGGTCTGCACCCTTACTGATGCCCACCGGCTGGATCATGGCGTGCATGGCGAGCGACGGAAGGGATCGCGCGCATCAGTGACGGAATGGAACGAGGAGATGGTCGAGGCATGGGAGGCGCTGGTTACTCGACGTAACGGGATCTGGAACCGCAAGGGTCGCAACTTCCCTGTGCCGATCAGGCCGGAGCAGCGCTTCCTCTTGGTGGAACAGACAGGCAACCCCATCGCCCGGTCTTCAATGTCCAGTGCCTGGCAACGCTTCATTCGCATGGCAATGAGCGAAGGAGTGATCGAGGAAGACGAGCGGTTCTCGATGCACGGTCTCAAGCACCGGGGTATTACCGACACCGAGGGCAATCGTGGCGACAAGCAGGACGCGGCCGGGCACAAATCGCCGACGACGACGGGCCGCTACGATCACGACATGCCCATCGTGAAACCACCGCGCAAGCGCTGA